ATCTTCCGGCATACCCAAGTAAGCCGCTCGAGTTGCTGTTTTTTTCTGTTCCGCAGATATCTGGATTTCGGGTCTCCCCACCCTCTTCTTCTTACCCTCAGACATTCCATGTCCAACCCCTAAACCGATCGCCAGGTTAGCCTCTAAATTTTTTTTTGAACTCACCTTCGCCATTCCCCCCGATAGCATTTTCTCATTCTCTTGTATTCCAAGGTTGACTTGTCTCGTCTTCCATCGCATTCTCGCCCCGTGAACCGATACTTGGTTCCCCTCTAAATCATGAAATCCCTGAAACCCTTCCTAACCGCCCTTGCGCTCTTAATCGGGGCGGCACTTGTTCTCATCGCCCTTTCCTACTGCGTCGCCGATCTCATCGTCGGAGGTTCCCTTTGAACGGCTTTATTCTCCACGAAGACGACTCCCGTGTGATAATCGCCACGGGCTTTGAAACTCCGAGTGATAACCGGAAAACCGGCGATATGATTCAAATATGGATTCTAGTCCGTTCTGTGAGCCCTACCGAAGCGATCAAATCGGGCTTGGATCGCTTAATCTGTGGATCTTGCGTCCATCGCGGGCACGAAGAAAACGGGCGTCACGGCGTTGAAAGGACGTGCTACGTCAACCCCGGCCAAGCTCCACAGGGTGTTTGGAAGTCATGGAAAGCGGGCAACTACCCTTTGCTGCGCTCCCTCGAGTGTTTCGTTGGCCGCAAGGTTCGCTTCGGAGCTTATGGAGACCCCACGCATTTGCCGCTTTCCCTTGCGCTCGCGATCGCGGGGGTTGCAAGCGGTCACACAGGTTACACCCATCAGTGGAGAAAACCCTCCCTGCAAGGATGGAAAACCCTTTTAATGGCCAGCGTTGACTCGGTGGCGGAACTTGTGATCGCCCGCAGCATGGGGTGGAGTACTTTTAGGGTTGGATCCGAAGCTTCCGTTGGCGAGTCCCTTTGCGAGTCCACCCGAGTAGGAACCCCATGCGCTGTGTGCCAATTATGCGCTGGGAACCGAAACGGTCTCGAGTCTGTTCATATTCCGCCCCACGGCTCCGGTTCAGTCCATTTCATCGAAGCTTGAATTATCCGCGATTCCCTTCGGGCAACTGAAGGGAACGGCGGGCAATTGGTGTCCGATTTAAAACCACATGAAAACCATAGTTACCCAATATTCCTTCGTTGAATCCTTCCGCCAGTGTGGAAGGGGATCTCAATTTTCATCCCACGCATTGCGGGCTTTATTCGAGCACTTGGAGCGACTCGAGGAGGACACAGACACAGAACTCGAATTGGATCCTATCGGCCTGTGCTGTGAATGGGCCGAGTATCCCACGGCTTTGGAAGCCGCGAAAGACTACGGGTATTTAGAGGGTGTGGATTCCAAGGATGAAGACCCCATTGAATGGCTTTCAAACCGGACGGACTGCGTTCGGGTGTGGGAAAACGGCGTTATCATTCGTCAATTTTGAACCCATGAAAGAAACCATTCAGCGCGACGCGTTCAAGTTTTCCGTGGGCCGCGCAATATTTTGTTCGATTCCCGAGTGCGGGGTTATCTTGGATTGGCGGCGTGCCGCTGAGTTCTCGGCCTGCAAGGGTGACAAGTACGTCTCGATTAAGGTTTTTTGTTCGGAGTGCGCCGATCGGGTGCGTCCGAGCATCGAAAGCAAGCTGTCGGATCTTGGATTGCGCCTTGAAGTCGTTGACGGGAGGAAACTTTGAAGCCCTTACTCCGTGTCCTTGGTTACCTTGCCCTGTGTCTACTTTTCACCCTCCTTCTGGTCATCAGCGCCCTTGCCGGCAACGGTAAGTAAACCAAAGCCATTCACCCCGCCCCGTAGGTTCAACCCTGCGGGGTTTTTCTTTGCCCCGAGGGTACCGACACCCGACACCCGCTTTCCTTCCTTCCTTGGGCCCGCCCGCTTGTCTTCCTAGTTGGCCAATCGATTGCCCCCCCTAGTGTGTCGGTTCCCTTGGATCGGTTCCCCCTTCCTTTCCTTCGCCCCTAGTCTCGGATCCAGGATTTGACACTAGGCAACCAGGCACCCCCCCCGACATCGGATGTCCTACCCCACTATTTGCATAGCACTCCAAGGTAAGACATCCCATGTCCCACCCCGTTACATCCACTGCGACCTTGCCGGTATCATCCCGAAATCTGTTTCGGGATCATCCCCGCGGGTCCAGGGTTTCATGGTGCGGTATTCCAGATTCTCCATACGCCATACGGAATTCGGAATTCGGAATTCGGAAATCCAGAATCGGGAATCGGGAATCGGGAATCGGGAATTATGGTGCGGTCGAGTAGGCCAATCCAAGCGGTCCTGTTCTAAGCGACGATACCCCCTCTCCGCTGTCTTCACTCCATCCATCAATCAAACGCGCTCCTAGACCCCTCCAGACTCCAGCGCGGGGCATTCGCATCCATCCATCCAACCACCACCCCGTGCCCTGACCCCGGCGAGGAGAAGAAAATAGAAAATCCAAATAGGGGGTCCAAGCGAACGAGCGATTTCGTAGTTGAGTTTAGTTTACTGTGGTTGCCCCCCATTGCCATAGTAGCAATTAAGGGGGAGCAACCATACCCCTATATTAGAGGGGTTAGTGGGGGCGTTCCTAGGGGGGAGTAAATTCTTAGAAAGGGGGGCCACATAGGCCTATGGACTACCCCCTAGGGAACCCCCCTAGTTGGGAATTAGGTTGATGTGGGCGCGGTAGGCGGCGAGGAGCTTCTTGTGCTTGTTTTCGAGGGTCTCCAGCCGGATCTCCAGCATCCGGATCCGATCCGAATCGGTGTGGCGGATGGAGCGGTTGTCGATGCCGTGCCATGTCCGGTCGAGCTTGTCGAAGACGATGATCCGACGCTTGCGAAGCTCATTGAACAACTTATTGGCCCGCTCGATATCGCATGATACCCCACTGGCTATGTGCATAACCACCTCGCTGGAAGCAATGATCTTATCATGCTTGAGCGGCGGCATCTTCCCGAACTGATCGCGGTATTTCATATACTGTCTTTCCTCTTAACCTTGTTGTTGAACGGTTTCTTCTCCTTGAGTTGGGCACCGGTGATGACCAGCGGGTTGTATTCCTCCCACTTGATTCGATCGGTCCCGTGCTGGAGGTTGATGATGGGTTTGGGAAGCCGCCCTCCACGCTTGCAGAAGGCTAGCTGGAAGCGTCTAGGCTTGAACTGGCCTACCTCTGCCAGAACCGCGATCTCACGCGCCCAGTTGGCAAGCTCCGAGGAGCCGAAGCCGGCGTGAGCGAGTTCCATCGTGGTCATGGGTTCGCCGTCCTTGCGCTGGGCTTTGCTGATGTGATGCATCCAGATCCAAGCGACCTTGGTTTCTTGAAGGATGGGCTGGAGTTTGTTACGCAAGAACACGCTGACCTCGCCTTGGTCCGAAAGGTCACCACCGAAGTAGGAGAACAAAGGATCGGCCACGATGACATCGAGCTTGGATTTGTGGATGAACCGGCGGGCGTAGGCGAGGAACTGGTCGCCGGTACGGACGGCTTCGGTCCTAAACTCTAGCTGTTGCTGGAGCATCTTCATGTCGCCCCCGCTAAGGTTGAGTCCGAACCCTACGCCTTGGAATGCTTCGGCGAGATCGCCCTTGTCGTTCTCGGCTTGGATAACTCCGATCTTCAATGGGCGCACCGGGGCGATACCGAAGAAGTCCTTGCCGAGTGCCCATTGGATGACGATCTGCATCATCAGGGATGACTTCCCGATACCGGTGCCACCGCTGACGATCATGGAGGAGCCGCGGGTAAGCCAGCGTTGGCCGATCAGGTTGTCCGGATCATTGGATGAATCGAAGGATATGAGATCCTTGATACTGACCACCGTGGATTGATCATCATCGGTTTCCCGGGAGGTGAGGTAATCCTCCCATGAAGCGGAACCGAGGTTAGTGGCCAACAGCTTTTGCTGAGAGGTAGGGCTACGCCATGCGCCCGGGAGCCTGCTGTAGCGCGATGGGTTCTTGTTCTTGGCATCGATGCCCGGGATAGACGAGTAGATGATATCCCGGCGGATGTCCCATTCCTTGCGATTGGGCGCATCTACGCGGACCCAGGCATGGATACTCTTACCACCGGAGTCGATGAGTACGGTGATGGGTAGGCCCGAATCGCGGAAGAGCTTCTCCTGTTCAGCCTTGGGCTTGTCATCGAACTCCACCAGGACATGGCGGTACGCGCTGACATCGTTGTCGGAGCCGCTGTAGAGGTTGGGCTTGAAGGGGTTGATGCGAACGAAGATCCCCTCGCGTTCCGGTGACAGGATGCGGGATGCCGGATCATCGAAGCGGGCGATCCATTCCTCGATGGGAATGAATGATCCAGCAGTGACTGGCCTACCCTCCTCGACCGCATCACAGATACAGACCACCTCGGTGGACGCAAAGGCGGCTTGAAGGAACCGCTTGAACTCGCTGGCTTGAGGATCGGGCGGTGTGGTTGGTGTGGCTGGTGACGGTCGCTTGAAGGATACCTTGGTGAGATCGAATGGAGCGGTTGAGGGAGCCGATCCAGATTGAAGGAGATGGCCGGCTGGTTTGGAGTGAGACTTGGAAGCGGCCTCGCGGAGTTTGTGAGTCAGTTCGCGATCGGACCAAGGCGGTTGGCAGTATTGATTCCAGCTAGAGAGCAGGGCCAGAGCATCGCCCTCCGAGAGCTGGAAGCCGTGTACGAGGCCGACGGCGGCGGTGTAGGTAGTTGAGTGTCCGGACTGACCGGAGACGGCTGGCGGCACCTTGGAAAGCCAAAGGGCCGCACGTTGGTGCGGTGTCATATCGTTGTTTGTTTGGGACCGATCGTTGGGGGCTACTTCATTTTGTCTATCTTCATCAGCCGTTTGATGGCTTGAGTTTTGGGGGAATAGGTTCCGGTCTTCTTGGTGCTGGGCTTGGCGGCGTAGGCGGCGGGCTTGGCTTTAGCTTTCTTCATAGGGTTTGAATTTGGTGTGGAATTCCGATGTGAGGCGAACGTAGATGTTGCTGCCTCTTTGGTAGATGATGACGGGAGCTTTAAGTTCTGCGAGACGATACTGGCCAACATGAAGGACTGTGACTACGACTCCAGGGTTGGATCGATTGACGAACCGGGAGGGTGGGAGAGTTGAGGGATTTTCCATATACGACGTTCTATTGGTTCGGGGTAAGCGATCCAGCCTTTAGCGATGCCCCAAGCAATTATCTGAGCGGACTGATCGATGAGCCGGCGGTTCTCATCGGTGATGATGGTTCGTTCATCTTCGGTTATGGGACCAGGTTTCTTGTTATTTGAGAGGCGGGATTCGTACCAGGGTTGCTCTTGCCTTGGGGTCTTCATGAGGTGATGAGGCGATTTCTCCTCTTTC